CCAATACACATTGCCATGTTTGATTTCTCTGAGTTGCACACTCATAGGATGCAAATTCAGTTCTTCTGCAAGTTCTAAAATGGTTTTTGAATACTTTCTTTCAAACTGTGTGGGTTTGGCTTTTCTCTGCCATGGTGTGCCCCAATGTAACACTCTCATGTGTATAGCACTGGGTGTTACACCATCTTGTTCAGCCAATTCATTTGCTGTGATGCCCCATTTCTGTTGAAAAGGTGTTTTACCATCAATTTTTCTGCTGTTTTTTTCCATAACACTCTCTGTATATCTATATGTACTATTTATGTGTTATGATAAATATTAGCAAGATAAATAGGGTAAATGAACCTATTTCTTTTTGGCTTTTTGTTTTCTAACCCTGTCTAAATTGTTTTCCAACACTGTGCCCACTGATAAATGTTTGGGATTTATGCATATTCTGTTGTCACAACTGTGCATGATAACATCATCTGAAGTGAGATATGTGTTGTACACCACAGCATACACAAACCTGTGTAAGAATGTGCTTTTGGTGTTGAAGTATTCTTGTGGAGCATGTTTCAAATTGATATAGTTGTTGAACTTGTTGGGTTTGTATTCCCAACAATCACCATTGTGAGTGACTTGACTGATGTATCTGGCCAGTCTGTAAGTGGGTGTTAACTTATTTGAGCTCACTGTTTACCCAGGCTAAGGCACTTGGTCCACCCCACAGATAATAAGCCTGGATTGCTTTAGAGTTCTCCATGTTGAGTCCTCTGCTTCTTGCTTGTTGATAATCTGCTTTTGCTCTCAGCAAATAACTACGCATTCTCAACAATGTGGCCTCTGATATGTTTTCACCTTTTGCCAATTGATTTGCTCTAGCCAAGCCAACTGATGTACCTGCCTTTCTGCTAGGTGGTACACTATCTCTGGCTTCTAAGGCTCTTTTAGCCGCCTTTTGCACACTTTTAGGAGGAATTGGCATGTTATACCATGCTTCCAATTAAAATGCTTACTAGCGTTGTTACAGTAAGTCCTAGAACCCACCAAATCCTGTTGTCTAGTCTATCCATGCGTTCTGTGAAGAACTTTCTGTTGTCTTTGATGTCTTCTTTGAGCTCATCTATGTCTTGTGCCATATGTGCCAAATGATTGTTTTTGATAACATCTATTTCTTGTTTTAGTTGTTGTGTGGTTACCCTAGGCATTGTTGATCTCTTGTGGGTTCTCTTCAAAATAGCTCACAATATCAAATTGTGTGGTAAACACATCTGTGTCAATCATATGCTGTACATGTGCATTATATCCATAGTTTGATAAACTAAAATCTAATAATTCATTTTTACTCATCTTCATATCCTATTTTTTCACGCAATTCTTCCAATTGCTGTCTCATTTGTTGTATCAATACTGGTATATGTGTTGAATCACCACCATGTTCTGGGTGACTCCATAACCATTCATATGTTGTTTGTTCAGCATTCAATTGGTCACACTTTTTATTTAACCATTCTGAACTTTTTTCAGGGCATTTGAACACAACTGCTTCAAATTTTGTGCCTTTGAGAAACAGACGCCATGTGTTAAATGTGCTATCTGTATAATCCACAAACAGTATATTATCAGCCATATATGCTCTGTAACTCCAAGGACATACGCCCTTTATTTTAGCAAAGTAAGAAGCCCACTTAGCCTCTTCTACTTCCCTTTTTTCCACCTCTTTGGCTCTTTTTCTTCTTTTTCATACCACCTCTCATACTCTTTGGCATAATGTTCTCCTTAATCTTGTAAATTATTATGTTGTTCTATGGTGATTATTTCCCACCCTGTGCCTGTCCATTTAGGCATTTCATTGTTAAATGAGTCATACACTGGTGATACATTTGTGTAACCAAAAACATCTGTGTCTTTTGGGTCACCTTCTGCACAATTACCCATGTATTTTCCATTGTTTAATTTGTATATCTCTGGCATATCTATTTCCTACTGTTCATCCAACTACTGTAACAGAATTTTGCCCATAAGTCTGCATCATCTGTGGTCACACTACCTCTTAAATTGGTTTTCTGCATGATTGGTACTGAATTACTAAACACATACAAGTATCCATTAGGTGCTACAGCACCACTCCATGCACCATCACCACTTGTCCAGCCATTTGCACTTAATTTTGTGTCATTTGTGCCATCATAATATGTTATGGCATTTGATGTGCTGGTAAATCCTTGTTCTAACCAAATGTTGCCATCAGGACCTGTGTAACTGGCAAGAAACTTAGGTGTTGCAGGAAATCCCACATTCACTTGTTGTGCTACATTACCATTATCTAATTCAATGATGTCAGATTCATTGTTGTGTGGCGCATACATAACATTACCACTGCCCATGGCAGCCAAACCTTGACAACTTTGACTTAATATTGTTGTGCCAGCACTGGTACTGTATGCACTGTTTGAAGCAGTATCAATTATGCCAAATGATGCATTTTGATAAGGACCAAATACCACTGTGTTATTATCAGGATGTCTACTTGCACCAATTCTACCATTTGTTGTAGAGCTTGGCAATGTACCACTAAAGTTATCACTGTATGCAGTATTTGCCGCAGGATCTATAACCAAACAATTTGCTTTTGAGCCTCCCCATGCATATATTTTGTTATCAGGTCCTAAAACAGCACTGGCATATTTTCCTGTACCACTGCTTAAATCACTCACACCCCAATCTTGGAATTCAACTGAATCATCTGCAGTGTCTAATATCATCACTTTGCTGTAATTACAAGGTGCCCAATATATTTTGCCATTACTTGCTAATACACCTGGTGCCAAATATGGTTGTGTTGCAGTTAATTCACTTGACACATCAATGTTACTCAATGTATCTGTTGTGGTATCACACACAATAATTGTGCTGACAATGTTTGTTAGATAATTGAATGGAGCAATATATATTTTATCATTTGTGCCAAGACATGCACCTCTGTGAGTTGCTACAGCATTAGCAGTGTTTGTGGCATTTCTATTATAACCTGAACTACTGATGTTTACAACTGCTTCAGTGGTAGGTGCTGTACCATCATTGGTCCATGTACTCACATTGCTTTTGAAATCATCACCATTTAATTCATACCATTCTTTGGCAGGTCCTGGTGTTGATGTTATAGTGAAAAACCCTTGTCTAGCACTGAATGGCATTATGCGTATCCTGTTGTTAAACTTGCATAATAAGTACTACCATCATAAAACACACTTATGATGTCTATGCTGTTACCTGCTGTGCTAAGTGTTTTACTGCCTCCTGCAAACTTCATGCTACTTGTGAGTGTATGACTACCTGTAACATCTTGTGTAATAACAATGGTCATTGATGTACCTGCAACTGCATTTGCAATACTGTTTATGGTAATACCACCTGTTGCTGTTAGTGTGTATATACTACCAGCACTTGCATCTAAACTACTGCTTTGATCACCACTAACACTGCCTAAATCAACTTTTGTTTCATTGAATTGTTTGAATGCAGTATTGATAGGTGCATTAAATGTAATTGCATTTGATGTGTTAGCATCACTGGTTGTTATTTCATCAACATGTAACACACTGGTTACACTTGAACTGCTTTCATATTCTGCTTGACCAGTTGTACTAGGATAGAATGATGTACCACCTATACTAACAGCAGTTGTTAAACCTACATTAGTGTAAATTTCATACCCACTTTCTGTGGTATTCCATTTTGTATAGTAAGTGTTACCATTATAACCAGTAAGTGGACTTGCACTAAATGAATTTGCTGTAATAGGTGTAGCATCAGCAAATATTTGACTGCTATGTCCATTCAACAACCAAACATCTGTTCCATGTCCTGCATTTCCTTCACCAATAACACTGTCAACTGCCACATTGGCATTTGAACTAGCAGTAGAATCAGCAATTATCACATTTGATTCAAATGTTTTTACACCTGTGATTGTTTGAGCACTAGTTGTTCTTAAAACAGTGCTGTCAACTGCCAGTGTACCACTGGTTGTGATTGGTCCACCTGTTAAGCCATCTCCACTGTCAACTGAAGTTACAGTACCACTACCACTTGGTGTTACCCATTGCAATTCATTACTTGAATCTAATTCTAAGTATTGTCCACTTGTGCCTGGTGTTTTAGGAAATGAGTAAGCAAGACTGCTGTTTGATTCATTACCTATTCTAAATTTGTCATCTATAAATGCCACTGTTGAATCAGGTTCATCTGTACCAACATTGTATGGGAAAGCACTGGTTGTAATATTGGCTGCCACACTTGGTTGCATGGTTCTAAACACAATTTGACCTTGTGCAACATAACTGTTTGTTAAGTATGGATTACCTCCAATAACAACATTTGCTGTACTAAGCACTGCTGTATTGCTGTCAGCAGTCTTAAACAACACACTGCCCACACTGTGAAGTGAGGCACCTGGGAATACTGTTGCTGGATTGGTCTCTAAAACATATTCTCTGTATCTGTTTACTTTTGAATCAATTACACCTGTGAATGCACCATCTGGCATTGCCATGTTACTGCCATTGGTGTTGGTGGTTGTCCACAAATTGCCTGCGCCCTGCATTTCAGGGTATTTTGCCATGGAAAATCTTGGCACACTAAACAGTGTGTTTGCTTGATCACTGCTTTGTCTTGCAGTAAAACCTGTTTCTAAGTTGAGAGTTGGTGCATAATTGTGTCTAATACTAAATGGTGTATAACCATTCACAAAATCACCACCACCAATGCTTGTTGTGGTATCACCTACATAACCTAAGAAACTGTTTGAAGTCAGTGTTGTGGTTCCATCTAAGTTGATACCACCTGAAGCATCCAGTGTTACTGTGGTACCTTCTACTTCTGTTGCACCAGCACTATGAGTAAGCACATTGGCATCTAGATCATTTTTCAGTGTAAACACACCAGTGTTATTGTCTAATTTGATATTTGTGATACCATCACTGAAGTTACTGAGTATGTTACCTGTGCCTGCAAAATCATTCAAACTCAATCCTAATGCACTTGCACTTGCAGGTGTGGTTGCACTGGCATCTGTGAATATTTGATATGTGCTTAATCCACCACCACTGTAATCAAATGTACCTGCATAGAATGTTGCGCCATTTACATTGGCATTACCTGCACCTGTGTATCCATCAAATGTCAATTGGAAATTGGTGCCACCTAGGCTGAATGAATTACCACTTGTGCCCACATCAATAATGACATGGTCTGCATTACCACCAAAGAAACTGCCAGACAATACCAAGTCTAATTTGTCTGCTTCTTGATATCCATCTGGTGCATCATATCTCAGTATGCTGGTGTTTGCAATGCTGGTATTTGTTGTTTCAATGTTTGCACTGGTTGTGATGTTGCTGTCACTGTTGATTGCGTATGTGAAAGCATCTAAATCTATTGTGGTTGCTTGATTACTGCCATTACCAACAAATATATTACCATCATCCAAGTTAGGTGTAGCATTTGTTCTACCAGCACCTTGTACAAGTATAAAGTTAGGTGCTAATGCCTTGGCAATTTTTTGTATCAGTGCGCCTTCACCTGTTGGTTTGGTTTCTGTTAATGTACCATCATTGCTCACATACAGTTCAGCACCTTCTGTGAAGCCATGTCCATTAAAGTTCATTGTGCCATTTGTGACTGCTTGTCCACTACTACCTGCACTAATGTTTGCTTTGACAATACCCATTGCTGGCATTGATGCGGCAACTAAATTGTTTGCTGGTGCAACATTGGCTTCATCACCTTGTGATCCTGTGATGTACACTGCCTGACCTTTTGTGAGAGTTGCACCTGAATCATTGTAAACACCTACACTAATAGCACCATCTAAATCACCTATGAATTCTTCTGTTGCAAAGAAATAGTCAGCAGTTATATTACCAGTTGTTACAATACTGTTACTGCCAAAGCCATTTTCTAAGAAGTTGGCAACATCTGTGTTACCATATGAACCCAATGTGGCTGCCACTGTGGCAACTGTGATTCTACCTTGCTGATCAATTGTTACAACTGGTGTATGTGTAGCATTACCATATGTTCCAGGTGTTACTGTTGTATCTGCTAAATCTATTGTGCCACTGGTATAGTCAATGCCTGTACCACCAACCAAATGACTGTCTACCAATGAGTTTGCATAATATCTATTAACAACACCTTGGGTAATATCATCACTGTCAAGGTTTACTACACCTGTTGCACCATTTACACTGTCAACATTTGCAGTGATACTGACCAAATAATCATCCATTGCACTGTTGGCTCTTGCAGTTGTAAAGTATAAGTTTGCACTGCCTTCTGTTAGATTGTCAGTGGTGTTGTTGCCAATTGCTATGTTGGCTTGTGCTTGTATTTCTGAATTTGTTACTTCAATGTCATCAGCATTTACTGTGATACCATATCCTGCACCAACAGCCAATGTGCCACTGCTTGTGATAGGACCACCTGTTAAACCTGCTCCACTATCTACACTTGTAACTGTGCCTGTTGTTGAACTGATATTGTTGTATGTTGTGCCATCATTGGTAAACTGCCAACTGTTTGTGGCTTCATTCCATTTAATAGCAACATTTGTACCACCACCTGTACCACTTCTGTCTACATAAACAAATGCATCTCTGGCTGTGGCATTACCATAGTTAAGTGTTATGCTTTGATCTTGTACTAATAAATCTTCAACATTCACATAGTTCAAATTACCTGCAACTTCTACATTACCATTAACATTTAAGTTGCCTTCCATTGTGAATGGGAAGTTTGAACTGTCTCCAAAGTATGATACTATGGCTGTGTTTGCATGTGCATTTGAGAAGTATAAATTTGTTGTACCTTCAGGTAAATCATCTGTTGTTTGAGGTACATCTGCTGGTGTAAATGTAAAATATCCAGTTGTGCTGTTGTAAGCAAGACTACCATTACCACTTGGTGTTATACTGTTACTGGCATTTACACTTTCTCTAGCTCTTGTTGTTGTGAAATAAGCATTGCCTACATTACCTGTTGCACCAGCCTCTTCTGGCAAATCACCAGTGTCAGCCGCAAAATCCACATAGGTATTACCATCATTGGTGAACTGCCATTTATCTATGGTTTCATTCCATTTGATGTAAACATTTGGTTGTTGTGTAGGATTACCCTGCAATGCTCTTGGCACTTGAATATTCCAACTGGTTGTGGCATTACTATAATCTTCATTGTCCTGCAATGAAGCACCTAACACAATGTTACCACCACTTAATAAACTGTTTGCAATTAGACTGTTGTTTTTATCAGGATTCATCACAAATGGCAAGCCACTGATATCCATATCACCAACAAAGTTTTCTATTGCAGTGTTGGCTCTGTCAGTGGTGTAATATAAATTTACATTGCCTTCTGTTAAATCATCTGTGGTTTTTGTTGTAAATGGATCTTCATCTACAAAATCCATCATACTGGCTGTGTAAGTTGGGTAGTTTCCACTGGTATCTGCATTGTAGAACACTGTCATCACACTGTTACTGGCAACTGCTGGATCTATTGTGCTGTTGTCATCAATAAATTGCCATCCTGTCCAGTTACTGGCATGTGTGGTCAAGTCTAACCCAAATCCACCCACAGAACCATCTTGTCTAAACACAAATGTAGCACTACCACCATTTGAAATATTGCTAAGTGTTAATCCTGTGATATTGCCATTCAATACCATTTGATGCACAGTGCCATCTGCTATATCTACTGTGACATTACCACTTTGTGGCCCTTGATCTACAATGGTTTCTTGATATTTTTTAAGTGTAAGATCATCTAAATTGGCATCAAAACCAATTTCACCTGTGGCATTGTTGTATGTAATTGGCAGTGTGTTTGATAATAAACCTCTGATATCTGAATTTGCAGTTTCAATAACACCTGTGACATTTGAATAAGTTATACCATAACCACCACTGACTGCTAATCTATAATCAGCATCATCTGGACCTACATATTGTATTGTACCTGCAGAATTTTGGTAGTTTAGATAACCATCACCACTGATGTTTTGTACACTGAAACTGTCTCTGATTTCTTGTTGACTGATACCAGTGTATTGTATTTCACCATTGCCTTGATTGTATACCACATTACCATAACCACTGATTTTGGTACTGCTTATTGTGCCTCTGACATCACTTTCACTTGTGCCAGTGTATTGAATTACACCATTTGAACTTGTGGTATTGTCATATGATAAGTTGCCAAAGCCACTTACATTTTCAACTGATATTTTTGTTCTAACAGCCGCATTTGAAACAATGGCTGTTTGACTGACATTTACATTGGTTTCTGTTGAACTGACTGTGACATTTGCAATAGCAGTAGCAACATTTGTTACAACAATGTTACTGCTGTCATCTGTAACTGAAATATTACTGGCAGTTGATGTTACATTTACACCTAGATCTGTGGTTGTTACTACTACATTAGCCATAGGTTATCTCCTTATGCTACAGCAGTCACAGTTACAGTTATATCTGCTCCACCACCTGCACCCATGTTATTGTCAAGTATTTTGATTGTATCTCCCACTGCAAAACCTGTGCCTCTAGCAAGTATATCTACTGTGGTACCACCTGAAGCATCTACTACAACTAGGAAACTGTGACCAGCACCCTCTGAAGTTGCATCTGGTAAACCACTAACTGTATAAGTGCCTTCTGTTCTACTTGCATCTGTGCCTGCATCACTTGTAAATGAACTGATAGCACCTACACCAATAGCAACAAACACATTGCTTACTGCTGGATCACCCACTGTTACACCTGGCTCCCATGTTTCTAATACAGCCCATCTGTGACTTTCTTTTTGTGCTGGTGAATCATCTGTTTCCCATTCAAAACTCACAACTGTCATTACAGGATTTTTTCTTGCATTTGGTAGCAATGGTCCTGTGTATCTATCACTTGGTATTGTGAATTGAACTTGACCTGTACTTGCGGCACTTGTATTAATATAAGTGTTAGCATCAATTGAACTGTTTGCATTCATATAACCAGTAATTGTGCTGTCTGCAAAATTAGGCAAGCCTGTTGCTCTATCAAAACTGATACTGTCTAACACTAAACTTTGCTGATCTGCAGAGAATGTGTATCCTGATACATCACCTTGAAAGTCATATGTGAATGATTTTTGGCTTCTTGGAAAAAGATTGATTACTTTTACATTGTCACTTCCACCAATATATTGGGAGAAGTCTAAAAGTCTATTTGACATGTTGGGCTCCTATGGGATAAGACTGTAATACTAAGGTTTTACAGAATGTTTTATATGTACTATTTATTAGATTTGTGTGTTTTTTGCTGTAAAGACTGTTTTTATGAGCCCCATTCTCTTTTTGGAGCAAAATCAAAACTTAATTTTATTGCACCATGGTATCCACTAGGTGGTATTGTGATATCACCTGCAAGTATTTCTGTATTAGCCACACCTGATTGAAAATCTACTGCATTGGCTCCACCTCCACTACCAAATGTTGTAGCATTGTTGCCTGCATCTCCACCACCATGTGAACCTGAACCCAGTGTTATTGATGTGTTTGCTATTGGATTGGCTATATTGGCATAACCACCTCCACCACCACACACATTACCAAAATCACTGTCTACTACACCACTGCCACCATCACCAGCAATGACTTCTGCATAACTGCTGTTGGCAAACACATTGGCATTAGCACCAGCACTGCCTTGGCCTGCACCACCACCAGCACCTGATACTCTCATTTGGCCAGTGGGTAGTCCATCTATAGTCCACTGTTTACCACCACCACCATTGTTACCACTACTGTTTCTAAATCTAGTTAATGAGCCATCACTATATCTTGTGGCTAATCCTGCACTACCACCTCCATGATAACCACCAACTACTACTGATCCTACCACAGGTCTTTCACCTTGTGTACCCAATTGTCCACTAGTGCCAGTAGCATGAATATTACCTGCACCAGTACCACCACCTTGTGTTCCATATATAATATCATCATTGATATTTAGATACCTATACCATACATAATATTCTGGTGGATATGGATTACCAGCACCATCAAATTTAGGTCTAAAATCAGGTGCATTATTCCAGTGAGTTATAGCAGTAGCACCACCTTGACCTAATCTGTCTTGAGTAAGAAAGTTGCCATCATCACCCAGAGGTTGATCACCTGGACTTGGTTCATCTGCTTGTTGTCTTAACCAATTGGTTGGATAACCTGTTCTCACATTGCCACTTAGACCTTGAAAACCCCCTGCACCACATTTTAACAGTAACACATAGTCTGGTGGTACTGGTGATGCTGGTTCTCTGCTTTTGTCATATTCACTGTTATACAGTGTTATGTTACCAGTTTGTGTGTTTAGATTACCTGCGGCTCCACCACCTTGTGTGATAGTGAGTCCTGGATTAAAACTGCTGGGCCAACCACCTGCTCCACCACCACCTATCATTTTGGCAGTTACACCAGTTAATTTGTCTGTGGTATATGATCTAGGACCTTGTCTGTAAAAATTAATTTTAAGTGTAGGCACTGCGGCATAAGTACTCCATATTTCACTTATTGCCCACATACTGGTGTGTACAGGATCATTCAGTGTGTTCATGTCTGTGCCAGCACTGAATGTAATAGTTGCAACATTACTGGCAACCACATTGCTCACTGAAGGTGATATCCAAAAGTCAACATTGCCATTACCTGCAAAGTTTTGATCTATGTCATATGTAACAGGTATACGCTCTGTGATTTGAGTGGTTTCTCTATCTACCAATGTGATATCATAACCTTGTACAACCACATTGGTAGTGAAATTGGTGTTACCAGAACCTAAACCACTTTGATCAATTGCAATGCCTATTGTGGCATTACCACCACTGTCTGTGGTAACATTACCAGTTAGTGGTGTGGTTATTTCTGATGTGTCACCTGTGATATCATATTCAATAACAACATTTGGTCTATTACCAGTGATGTTGTACTGCATGGTGTCAGGTGAAGTGAATTCTCTGGTTGCAGTGAGATCTCTGAAATCATAATCTTTTTGACTGGCATTTTCTTGACTTTGTAATTTTCTACTACCTAGAGGCATGTGTTCTCCTTATGCTGGTGGTGTAGGCCACACAATGTCAGCATATTCTACATCATCTATGTTTGCTAATAAATCTCTCAGTTGTTGTCTGTATGTTGCCCATTCTGTTTTTTTTGCATCAGTGATAGGTGCATCAACTGCCTGTGTCCAATCACTGGCTATTAGTAAACCATTTCTTCTTTCTCTGCACAGTGCATATTTGTTAGGATCTATAACTCTTTTTGTACAACTCACAATCTCCATTGTGTCTAAATCAACACGCCATTTGTTTATGTCAAGCACATGACCTGGCATACAATGCATGTTTTCATTCACAGCACAATTTCTTTCTGCTTGTGCTGGTGTTAATCTTCTACACTGCTCTATTGCGCCTGTGGTTGTGTTATAAAATATGTAATATGTACCTTTACTCATTAGAAGAAATTATCCCCCTTGGTTAATCTGATAATATCAAACTTATTGTTAAAGAATGCTCTTGGTGAACCATTTGCAGTATCATCTTGTATGGTGCTGTTACCTGCCAATTGTACATTTGCACTCAGAGGTGTGTAATATAAACCTGCAGTGTTAATGGTGTTGTTGGCAATATCTCTGGCTGCCTGATCTGATATTTCTACTTTTTGTGTGGCAACCAATGTGCCTAATGGAGCAGTCAAGCCTCCACCTACAACACCACTGGTACCATCATTGAGTGCTTGTTCTATGAAAGCACCTGTTGGTTCATTGTTTGCTTCATATCTTTCTGTGTAAAAAATATTTCCTACTGGTGCAAAAGCCACATCAAAACCTGCACCAAAGTTTACACCACCTGCTTGTGTACTGGCAATGATTGAAAATTCACCTTGGTCAATACCTGTGATATCATAATTAAACACACTGGTGATCAAACTGTTTGCTTCACCTAGGGCAGTGTTTGCAGTAACAGCCGCATTTGCAACACTTGTGTTGTTAGGAGGTCTATCTTCTATTTGTGTACCTGGTGCTAAGTCACCTTGATCAGTTGGTGATATAAATCCACCTGGATTTAGTGGCAATGTGCCAGTACTTGCATGTTGTGTGGTTGCACCTGTTTGACTGTTTTTACCATATATATCATTGATAATTATGCCTGTGTAATCAGGTGAATTATATTTGGTACTACCAAAACCATTTGTGGGAATACCCACATTGAATACTGTGCCATCTGTGGGGAACATTGGTATGCCCAGTGTGGGATCAAAAGGTGCTGGTATGGTTATAATTGTGTTTGCCACAGTGTTTGCTGTATTTGTGCTGTTGGCATCTACAACTGGTGTAACATCTACCACTATCTCATCCAGCAACACATTAGAATCAAAGTTAATTGGCAAGTTAATAAATGGATTGTTTGGAGGTATAAAGCCTGGGAATGTAGGCCAATCAATGTTGCCCCAATCCACATTGCCAATAATATTACCACCATCATCAACAATATTTGCATTTGCATCATTTGGATCATCAATGATCACAATGTTACCAATATTGATGTTTGAATTACCTATGCTGGTCCACCATCCTGGTATGCCTGTGGCATTTGTTTCACCTTGACTGCTCACAGTGTTGTGTGTGTACACATCATCTGAATATTCCAACAACAGCAATTTACATTTCAGTGTGCCATCTGCATCTTCTATTTCAGTGGTTCTCATCACTCTGAACAATTTGTCAGTGAATGCATATCTGCTATTGGTTACTTTTACAACATCACCTACATCTACTTGTATTGCACTATAATCTGCTTCAAATTCCAACACCATACTGGTTCTACTTTGACGCAGGTCAATGTTTGCTAAATTGTATACTCTGCTGTAATCATTAACTAGATCATATCTGGTGTTTAATGGATTGTCTGGTTCATTGGCATTTCTATCACCTGCAGGAGTATCCACTATGACCACATTGGTTTGGTCTTTTTTGTTTACTTCTGGATATTCTGCTTCTATGCTGTTGTATAAACTGTACAGTTCTGTGGTACTTACACCTATTTTACCAATTATGTTGTCATCATTAAATTGGAAAGCCGCACTCTTTTCTGCTGTTGTGGCTGCCCTGTTAGGTTGTACTCTGAACTTACCTTGTTTGGGGTCATAGGTAAAGAAGGCTGAACAACTTTGGCACAATTTGTCAATGTTGCTTTTAACAGGTTGATATGTTGATAACATACCATCAATTTGCCATCTATCATGTGTTGTTGTGACATTTGCTGGTGTTATGTAATCTACTTGTGCTGTTGAATAGTCATACAAGTCATCAAAACTTGTGGTAACAAGATCTGTGCTACTGAGTCCTGCACCATATCTGTCATTTTGCAAATAGTCTAACAACACATTGCTGGGTTCACTCAAACTGTTTGTAATATCAAAAGTCAATACACCAAAGTCTGTGAGACCATTTTCTGGATCATAATCTATTTCAAACACAGCATACACAAGGTCTTCATAATTTGTGTTTGCAGTGATTGTGGGCATCAGTGTTTGAGCCGCAACTTTCAATCCTAATGGAGGGAATATTTGGTTACTGGCTGTTTGGGCATTACCTGCATACACTCTCAATCTCATTTTGCCATTTACATTGTTAGATGTTGTGGCATTTGGATCTGTTATGCTGATCACATTTGGTGAACTTGTACCACTATAACCTCCAGTGAAGTTAAGTGTACTGTCTCCTCTGTACACTTTGTTCAGCGTGTATGTGCCTGAATCTGTTTTCTCACCAATAATACACATGTACACCATGGTGTTGTTTTGGTTTTTGATTTGTGCATCTGTGATTATAGAGCCAGTGTTGTTTCTACCATAAAAAACAGGTATTTTGTTGTCTGTAGCAGGAGGTAACTGTACTTTAACACCTGGATCTCTAACACCACCTGCACTGGGGGCGTCAAATACACCTGTGACTTTGGCAGTTGCCAACATCAATCCTGTGGATATAAGTCCTGTTGCAATAACACCTGCAGTAGTAAGTGCTCCTGTGGCTGTGACAAGTGCAATACTACCTATGGATCCAATTGCAGTTGTAATTGCTGTTGCTATTGCTGTGAAAACTGCCATACTCTATGCTCCTTCAAACACATAATTGTGTTCTACTTTGTTCCAACCTCTTTTTTCAAGGTCAAAGTCTGGTGAAATCTCCATCAGTGTGAGCATAAATTCATCTATCACCCCATGTTTTTTCATTTTTTCACCATATTCTATGTATTTTTTCAATAATTTGTAACCCAATGTGCTACTTCTTGCAGGAGGTTCAACCCACCATGCCATTTCTCTTAACACTTTGACATGTGGTAACCATGGATCTTGATTTATGTGTGCAATCAACATGCCCTCTATGTTGCCTTGATATTCACCTACTATGATTACACCATTACTCATTATGCTACACAACAATTTTCTCACATATTGATCATCATATTGTGGATTATGGTGTGCTTCCATAGGAGATGAATTGGCAAAGTTAATCATCATCTCCATTATTCTATCAAAATCCTGTATACCTGCTCTTCTAATCATATCTACCTTTCTTGTATGTTTCTACTACGTCCACCACCTCTGTCTCTGCCTCCACCACCTCTGCCACCACCACCTTGGTAACCACCTCCACCTGAGTATTCTTTACCAAAGTCAAAGTTCACACCCATTAGGTCTGGTACTCTGTCAAATGTTTGGTCACCTGGATAGTATTTGTTTCTATCTGCAGGGTTGGTTCTTTGGCCTGCTATTTTGTTCTCCAAAATTGTGTTTATACTTGCACAACTTACTGAAATAGTGTTAGTATCATTGCCTTCTAATATGTCAAAATCTTCTTCTACCACAAAGTTAGTGATAACACCTTTGAATCTCTGATACACATTTGCACTGTCCAATGTGTAATCATCATTGAAAAATGCTCTGTACACACTGGCAACACCACCTTTGATTGGTGTGGTCAATATGTCACTTAAATATGTTGCTTCTACACCACTGAGGCTGATTGCTAAATCACCATTTGTGGTTTTGATGTCTTCTGCCATTTCTCCTACTTGTAGAAAACTGCCCAACTGCTGATATGTGTTACCTGAATAAGTTACTTCTTGGAAAGCACTTGATATGTAGTACACATTGCCATCTAGATCTAGATCTATCAGCACAGCATGTTTGATGTTGTTGTCTTGTACTGGAGTTATGGTTGTTGCCATTATTCAATTACCTCAATCAGTTCAAAATCACTGTTAAATTGTATTCTGTCATGTGGTATAATGGTGTATGTGGGTTTTCTAACCATTTTAACAAACCATTGTACATCTGATCCCACTGCAATGTTTCTTGCACTTTGACTGAAGCCACTTTGATCTATAACTGCTCTATGCACAGGTATACGCAATGTTGTGCTCACACTGTATGTGACATCTTCTGTTACTTGATAAGGATATCTACCATTTGTTGGTCCTACTTGAATAAAATCACCTTTCTTGAACAGATTACCCACAGGAGAACCTGTAACACTGTTTGTGTTCAAATAGATGTTTGCACCACTAAATGGTGTAACACTGGCTGTGACTATTTGACCAATTTGGCTACTGGTTAAATCACCTTGATATGCTGTTACATAACCCAATGCAGTGTTTGTGCTACCAATGTCAACTTCTTCTTCAATGGTTTTGTCTAATCTGTCTAATTCTTCCAGTAAACCTCTGTTGGTGCTGTATTTTAGACCACTATGCATGCCTATGATAAATCTGTATGGCACAGCACTGGCTACTTCTGCTGTTTTAATTCTACCACTTCTACTCAGAGTTTGAGCAGCCAACTTGGTCTTATCCACAGTTATAAACTGTGCATTGTCTATGATTGTTTGTATGCTCATCTTGGCATCCTCCTAGCACCACTTTGTGTTAAGTTAAAAAGATATTCTGGATCTCTGGCTAGTGCTTGTCTAAAGCTCTGTGTATCCACAGCACTGATGTTGTATATGTTGGTCACACCACCCATTGCACCATTTGGCACTATGTCTCCACTGCTACCTCTAGGCACAAACAGCTCTGGTCCTTTTTCACCTACAATGTATGGCTTGTTTTTCATTACAGGACCACCTCTTTCTCTGCCAAACAGTTTGCCAAAGAATGAACCACCAAAGTTCATACCACTCACTGAGCCTCCTGCTCCAAACTGTATGCCAAACAAACTGCTGAGAATTGGTTGTATCACCATTAATCTCAGTGTGTCTGCAATAATTTGTGTGATCAGTGTTTTGAAGAAATCTTTGAATGAACTCATTACTGATTTGCCTTCTAACAATGCAGTAGCAAGATCTTCACTGAGTGATTTTTGTGCTCTACCCAATGTGTCTAAGAATGAATTTAGTGCTTCATCTTCACTGAGTGCATCATTTAATTCATCTTGTGCTCTTCTGGCTTCATCTGCAAGTTCTGGATATTTTTCTATGAGTGCATTTAATTGTCTTTGATATTCTGCATATTCTTCTGTGGTTAAACTTAAATCTTCTAGACTGTCAGTGAAATCTTCAAATGCTTGTACACCTGGAGGATCCATACCTAATATGCTGTACAGCCTATCCATTGCATAAGCCATTTCTTCTGCTGTCATGGCATTTTGTGCCATTTCTGAATTCAAGAATTCCAATGCCTTTTGTGCATTCTTTTGTTCATTTGAAAACTCTTGAGTGTTTTCCAACAGTTGTACTAAGAATTCATTGTATGACTGTAAGCCATCATCTGCTAGTTCTGCATTGTAGTCTGCTAATGCTTGTTCAGCCGCCTTGATTTCATTTTTGGTTGCTTCAACCAATTCCATGTAACCTTCAATGTCACCATTGGCTGCCACAAATGCCATTCTCAATTTGAACAGTGTGTCTTTGGCTGTTTGCAGTCTACCTTCTAATTGTTCTAATTCTGTTCTGTAATCTATTTTGGCAAATTCTTTTGCCAGTGTTATTGTAGCACCAAATTCAGCATTGAATTCTTCTTGTGCTTTGGCGGCTGCCTCTGCGGCTGCCTTTTGTCTGGCTTCAAATTCTTTTTGTGCTTGTTCATTTCTTTGCATAGCACCTGTCATGCCATCTATTTCATCTGCTGTGTCTCCAAATAGATCTTTAACAGTGCCAATAATGCCTTTACCATCATTGAATATTCTAAATAAACCATCTGTAACAATAGTAGCACCTGCAATAATGGCTACAACTGGACCCATTGCGGCTAATAATGCACCTAAGGCAGTTATAAATCCACCTAAAGTGAATCCTCTTATGGCTGCTATGAATATACCAATGGCGGCACCTAAATTCTTAAATGAATTTGCTATTCCTACCAGCACACCACCTGTAAAGAATGCTTTTAATTTGTCTGCAAACAACACAAATCCTGCTAGAGCATCTTTGGTACCTAATCTAAATATCACAAATACACCAACTAGTGTTTGTAATGCACCTGCAACTGATTTTAACACAGGAATTAGTTCATCAGTGTTTTCTGCTAGATTGTTGATTGCACCTGTTAAACCTTGTATGCCTTTGGCAGCATCTTCACTGAATGTGTCAAACAGTGCAACTTTCAATTTGTCAAGTGCATCACCCAATTGGTTTAATTCAAAGTTGATCAAGCCTACTTGACTTTCTAATGCACCACCAAAGTTCTCTTGTAGTCCTGCTACCAGTTCTCTGACTATGGTATTGGCACCCTCTGCTGTTTTACCAAATTCACTTAGTTCAAGTCTGCCTCTGCCTATTCTTTCTTGTAGAATTTGGAATACAGGAATACCTCTGTCTGCTAATCTGTTGAGGTCTTCTAGTCCTAATCCACCTGCAGTACTTCTACTAACAAGATCAAGTGCGGCTTGGAATGTGCCCATTTGATCTGTTGTAACTGAGGCAGTGTCTGCAAATGTTTGCAATAATTCTGCTGTGGGTTCAACACCAGCACCTTTCAACTGAACAAATGCTTGTGTAAGTGTTTGCACACTGAACTGTGTGCTGGCAGCAAACTGTTGAACTCTGTCAAATGCATCAGCACCTGCTTCTACAGATCCAAACACCACATTTAATGAATTCTGTAAGTCTTGGAATGCGGCTCCAGTTCTAGCAATACTGCCTATAACAGCAGTACCACCTATTGCTACCAAGGCACTTTGTATTAAGCCTAAACTTCTAGTACTACTACTTTCAAAACTCTTTATTTCACTTTTGCTTTGTTTGACAGCTCTTTGAAACTGTCTGTTATCAAGTGTAAGTGTTACTCTGATATCTTGTGCCATTAGATCTTCCTCAACTGTTTCTCAACTACCCTGTCCAGTTGCTTGAGGCTTGGTTCTATAAATCCTTTTGGTGCTTGTTGGCTCCAACCATCATTCAATCTACCTGCGTATGGGTAATCACTTTTAATTTGGTTTCTCTGTTGTTTGGTTTTTCTTCTGGCGTTGCCACTTCTGATGGGTGTTTCTTTTTTAACAATAGGCAACAATTCTTCCACAAGAATATCAGGAAACTCTACCAGTTCCTGCATTCTTTTTTCAAATTGTTTACTGTCTATCATCATTTGAGTTTTTTACCCTTTCAGCATATTTGGCTAAATCATCTGTATCAAGCATTTCATTGAAAGTTTTTGCATCTTTCTTTGAACTTTGATAGTGTTGATAGCTCAATGCAACATCCATAACCATTAAATCAAAACTATCACCTCTTCTCAACAGTTCTGAGGGCAGTACACTATACCTTTGGCCCATTGCATCCAGCATCAACAAGTAGTTTGTTTCTGCTGATCCCTCTGCTATTGGGTGGTTAGTGACTTTCCCAGCTCTTCACTAACTAGCCTCAAACTTTCCATCATGACATCCATAGGCAACACTTCCTTGTCAGTCATAACAGGATTGCCTTCTTCATCTAATATCATTTGTTTGAGGAGATCAGTCATTTCAGTCATGTCTCCTTCTTTGGCGTTTGCTAATTTTGTGAATGTGTCAAGACTCTGTCTATCATAGACAAAAAATTCTAATTCATCACCATATTTTTCTACTAAGTCTTCTTTGGTGATCAGAATCTTGATCAATTGAGGTTCTTTTGATAAATCTTTAAGTTTCATATCTTATTCCTTTATATCTTTATTTTGTAAATGATGAACTGCTGTTAATAAAAACGCAATTCTACCTTTGACTTTTTTTAAGTCTGTTTCAGCACAAGAGAGTTCACTCTTGCTCTTTGCTATCTCCATCTCCAGAGTCTTCAAGATCTCCTGATGAGTGAGTTTGTTCCATATCTGCATGTTCTTTCTCTATATCTATATTTATTTGTTTTTTGGATTTTGGCTTTTTTATGCCCAAGTGTTCTGCAATAACATCTGCATCTACTGCCACTTTGCACAATGTGAAATGTTTGTTATCACCATGTACACAATTCTCATGAAATTTCTGTTGAACACTGACACTTTTAAGCACTTCCACTTGTTTGTCTGTTAACATAGTTGCTCCTATATAAGAGTTAGCAGGGTTTTACCCCTGCTAACAAACTTTTCAAGTTCTATACCTAAATATTAAGCGTATGCACTTTGTACATAATTGCCATCAACTAAGATACTCATAGGACTGACCCATACAGGTGCAGTTGGTGATACTGTCATGGCCAAGCCACTTAAATATCCTTCACCTTCAATGTAGAAGTCTCCTGCAGACTCACCATTCATATTCAACCTAAAGTATGCTTTGGTTTTATTATTGGTGATGTCCCATAATCCTAAAGTAGATCCTGCACCTGTAAAGAATGCAGTATCATCTAACACCATATTCATATCTAATGAATTGGTACTAGGAGTTGTAACAACTTGTTGGCTTAAACTATCTAACTGTTCCCAAGTAAATGTACCTGGAGTAGCATTAATAGTTACATCCTGTAATGCAGGCACTGTCAGCACATTTGCTGTATCAGCCATAGCCACATTTGCGTTAGCAAATGAGCCACTTGCATTAATATCTAGTGAAACAAAACTTGCTGTTTCATTTACTGTTATTTTAGCCATTGCTAATCTCCTTTATATTGTTGTAAATTCAAAATCAAACTGAAACACCAATTTATCACCTTCAAAACTTGTAGTCATTTCACAATCTCTGCTAATTTGATTACTAACAGCATTTTTGCTGTTGATAATTCTGTCTGTGATAACATCAATGTCACTTATTGGGTTTTTAGCATCTATAACCAGATATCCAGTCACTGTTCTCACAATGTTCTCAACTGGATCAAAGTCTAAACTTTCAACCAGTGGCTCTCTTAGAATGTTGTCTTCATCCAAGTAAACTTTCTTCATATTTTTCATATGTAGAGCTTCACCTGAACTAGTGAAAGGCAATTCTGCACTTACACTGACATTTGTACCACTAAGTGCTACATCTAAGTTTGCTTTGAGATCATCTCTGAATGCCATGTTTATGATACCCTAGCAATACTTCTTTTACTTCTTGTGCGTCTTGTAGGCTGATAAGTTACCATTCTTTCTGAATCTGTAACTGAACCTGAATTGTCTGCATCATACCAAGTGAAATCACTCATTAATTCAGCAAACATTTCATTGAAACGCCTTTCATAGTATTGTATTTTTTGCACTTCACTGCTTTCTGGATTACCAAAGTCAGCAATCCTAGGCAACAAATACATGTACAATACACCAAAAGCACACATGTCTGTAAAATCTTGTTTTCTAGAAACTATTTTGTTGGGATCAAAATCAGGTATATTGCTTATACCATCAAAACTGATACCAGCATAGCTCAAGTACTGTGGCCATTTACTGTTAGCCTTAATTTTAGCATTAATTCTATCAGTTGTTCTTTGGGCCAAGTCTTCAACATAGTCATCTAGACTGCCAGGGGCATCAGGCACATTAGCAAAATCAATCTCATTAGATTCAAACAGTCTTTGATCAAGATTTCTCACATCAACTGCTTCTGCGTAACTTATTACTGATCCACCTGCTGTTATAAAAGCCATATTATCCCCTAATTACCTTACGCAGAGAGTAAGTCTCTTGGTAGGTTGTTTGATCTAACAAATCTACAGCCAATTGCTACAGAGATTAAACCTTGCAATAATGCATCATTAGCCGCTAACTGAGCAACAGAACCAATAGAACCACTGCTGATTCCACCAACACCATTAAGCTCTTTGCTTAGTGCTAATTCTTGACCTGGAGTAACACAAGCAATGTAGAATCCACCAGCATCTGTTGGTGCATTTACATTTCTTAAGTTAGCAACTGAAGTTGCAAAGTGGTCAAGTGTTGCACTGATTGAAGCAGCCGCACCAATAACATTTGAAGTTGCAACAGCTCTGATGTAATCAGATTTGATCTGTGCAAAACCATTTCTCACTGTTGCAACAAATTCTACTGCATCAGTGTCAATGTCTTCAAACATTTTAACAGTTGGTTGACGCTTCATAGCATAACCACCTGCTTCTGGTGAAAATACAACAGCCAAGTCTGCACCTGTAAGGGCTGTGTTAGCATAACCATCATTAGTAACATTGATGTCACTCATGTCTGTTAAGGCTGTTTCAGCACCTGTTAGCATGACTCTAAATCCTGCTACATCAGTACCTTGTGCAATAGCTCTTGCTAATCTTGTTGTAGTTGCTTGTGCAACTGTTCCTGGAACATCTTCTAAAGATTCATTTGATACTTTAGAACCTGCGCCTCTTTTGTTAACACTTAAACTAACATTTGAAGGACCAAAGTTGTCTTCTGCGTTAGTAATAATTGCTGTGTTCTCTCCTATTGAAGAGTTACCTGAACCCCATGAATTGGTTACAGGAATTTTTACTTGGTTCCCCACTGTTCCTTCTAAGTTGTATGAGTTCACAATAAGTGAAGGGTTTGGTAGCAAGACCGCATTATCATAATATGGAATAAGGTCTGCAACAATGTCTTCATACAAAGAAGTTAATGAGGTAGTTCCTACTGCCGCCATAATTTTCTCCTTGTTTAATAGCGTGTCTAGTTAATCTGTTATCTCAACATCTTGGATGCCAAGTTCAATTCATAACTATCCATTGTTTTTTTAATCAAAGCATCAGTGATTTGACCTCTGCTTAATCTTTGTTTTTCTCTGAGGTCTACATAAGCCTTTCTGTACAGTGGATCAGTCTTTAATAAACTTTCATTTATTGGTGCTGATTCTGTAGTCTTGCTTGGTGCTTTTTCAGAGTCAACCATGTCAATACCTTTCTTGGCAAATGGCAAACCTAGGGTTTTACCAATTGTTTCAACAGCAGACTTATAGTCTGGTGTTTCACCATCAGTAGTCAAGAAATCATCACCACTTTTGATAGCAAATGTGCCATCTTGGTAGTGCAACATGTCTCTGGCTTTCATCAAATCAACAACTGCTTGTTTCTGGTTAGCGTCCCAACTAGAAGGCATGTTGTCTCTGAGTGTGCCTACATGTTCTTTAAGAGCGTAATCTGTTTTTACTGCATGAAGTTCTGCTCTCAGCTCTTCCACAGTTTGCTCACGCTTCTTAACTGCATCTCTCAAACTGTTAAGATTAAGACTGTCTTGTTCTGGGTCAACACTTTGTAATTGACTTACAACTGTTTTAACCTTGTCAAAACTGTCTACTTGCAAATCCTCTAAGATTCTGCTTTCAGCATCTCTTTTGGCATTTGCGGCTATTTTGTTTG